GTCCAAAGGTGACAGCCTGTGTTCGGCTCAGGACAAACCTTTTCTTCAAAGCGTTCTTTATGTTCAGTCATCTTCATCTATTTCCCGTATCCAGTCTTCTCGGTTCAACTCATGCTGCGTGAACGCGAACTGCACCCTATTAGTTTGGACTCTCCAGATCCCTGGTGCTGCCTCGTAAGCGCTGTACCTGCGTTCGTTCTGAAGGGCGACTTCTGACAGTCCTCCAAGGCTCGGGTCGAGTACCTCTATTCCTATCCGCTTTCTCATTTGAATTTCCCTCTGTTGCTAACGTTCAAAGCGACAACCATGAAGCCTACTAGACCTCCAACGGCTATACCCATCATGAATACAAGTTCAATGTCCACTATCTTCTCCTTCTGTATCTTCTTTTCTTTCTGCCATGATTCGGGTGCAGGGGGTGGTGCGTGTAATCACGCTTCCAGTACTTCAGCAAGTTCCTGAGATACGTCTCTGGATCTGTGCGCCCTACTCTTCTAGTCCAATTGATCACACGGCCTTCGATCCCGTTGCAGTTCCTGTGCAATACTGCTCTGATGTGCCCAGTCTTATGATCGTGATCTAACGCTGCCTCCTCTGGTCTGATAACATCTTTGCACAAAGGGCAGATGTTCTTCTGTTTCTTCAGTAGCCGCTTGCGGTACTCAGCTACATCTACCGGCCTGAGTTTCCTATATTCCATGAACGTCTGAACCTCTCTCCCCTAGCTTCCTGCACATCCACAGAAGGTCTAGGTTCTCATTGAAGTACGCACGAATTGAATCATCGGTCATGTCTTCTTCCTCACCCCAGAGCCTGTACGCCTCCTCTACAACCCCCGGCAGCTCTTGCACGTCTAGGCTGTTCACGAGCTTGAATGCACGCTTCTCGCCCATACGAAGCTTGGAAGCTCCGAGATTGTACTTCTCAGCGAACTCAGATGTGCAGTGCGGCAGACCTTTGATGTTATCAATCTGATCTCCCGCCAGCATCTGAACCCAGAAGAATCGCATAGCCTGCTCTGCGTTCACATAGAAGGCTTGCTCAGATCCGGGATCGTAATGCCACCCAGGTACAGTGATAAGGTCTTTATCCGGTGAGGATAGAATAACTTTATCACCGTGCTTACACAGGTACATAGCTACAGCATCGTCAGCCTCGTACCCGTGAGCAGGGATAGCCCCTTGAACTTCAACTAAATATCTATAAATCTCAGTGTACCATTTCGGCTTCTCCGTCTTCCGGTTCCCTTTGTACTTATGCGTTACTTTCATACTTTCTCTGAAGTTCCCTTCACCTCTGATGAAGATACGCATTACATCTGCATTGCAGAAGTGCTGAACCTTCTTGAGCGACTGATTCACTGTGAACAGGCATGTATTCAAAGTCTCGTCCTCGTTCGCATAACCACAAGAGTACGCTAACTGGTCAGCGTCCACGGCAACCGCCCCGAAAGGGGGCGGCTCCGTAGTAGTAGTTATACCCAGAGATTCAAATATCTCTGCCTTTTTCATAGCTCGCCTAGCGCCTCTTCTAGTGAGCTATCGTCCTCGATGAAGTCGAAGTCTTCTTCATCAACTACCTCGTACCGGATAAGATCCACAATTTGAATGGAGTCCAAGCGGAATCCTTTCCCGGACTTATTGTTAAAGGTCCAGTCGAACTCACGAACCTTCACGTTCGCTATCGTACCGTTCCCTATTGAGCTAACATCCTGTACGGGATGCTTATCTCTGCCCACTACAGGCACTGGTAGGTTCGCTGTACCATCCTTTTTCAAGGCGTCCTTCCGTAAGGAGGCTCTATAAAAAGTCCCAGAGTCATCCTCATCGAGCTTCAGGTTCAAGCCTTCAGCCTTCGCAGCCTCGGCCTGCGCCTTATCTCGGATACGGACTTGGACATTCCACTGAGGCTTATCGCCACCGAAGCCCATGTCGTAGTTAGAAGGATCAAGTTTCGCCCAGTACAGTTCTACATTTCTAAGTATCATAATTAACCTTGTGTTTAGTTTTCAGTATCAGTATTCGTTCAGTAAGTTCCAGTTCTATAGATCCTCGTTAAGTGCCTCCTCTAAAGTTGTTGTATCGGTTGCGTTATCTGAGTCAGCCTCTTCACCGTATGTCATGCCGTTATTAGCGGCTAACTCACGAGCTTTCATAGCCTCTGAGTACACCAGCGGTAGGAGTGCAAAGACTCGTTTCGCTATGTCCTCATCAGAGACAGCCTCCATTACGTTCACGTTCGCAGCAACGATGCTAGTAGCGACGTTAATAGCGTGCCCAACGTTAATGCTCACATCTCTGGTTACAGGGGCTTGATTGCTAGGCTTTGCAGTGCTCTGCCCACCACCCTCTACTACTGTTAAATCACCACGAACATTCATGTACTCACCTTCACCGTTCGGGCGTGGCTTCCGTACCAGCATGAACTGCACGTAATCCCCTTTCTTCGCGCCTTGTAACTGTCGAGGTTCAAAAGCACTGAACCAGCCATCCCAACCGTTAAGCAGGAACCCTCGTCCGTTGTTCGACACCATGTCAATCACACCTTTTACATTTTCCATCATAGACTTTCCCTTAATTAAATAGAGTATTTGTATTGATCCCACTGGCCTTGATACCCCGGCTTTGAACCAGCAAGGCATAGGTTGGTTGTACTGTGGAATACTTCCTTCCACGGTATAACCCAAATAACGTCATCATAAACGACGCACCATAGATCAAAATCCTCCTCTTCATAATCTGTAGACTTACAGGGGTGAACCCTAGACTGTAAGTAACTCCATTTACCGGCTTTACTCCATGTTGCAGTTTTCACCTGAACTCTAAAGGTCTTACCTTCCTTATCAAGTACAACCATGTCGGTTCTTGTTTGCGGGAGAACCGCAGTAAATACCTCGTACCCCTGCTGTAAGAACCAAGTAGCCGCTTTCAATTCAGAAATAGCACCAGTCAGGTGCCCTTGTCTTTTCTTCTTATTCATCAATGACATTTTGCCCAGTTATTTCCAATCATGTACTCACCCGCTAAGGGTACTCGTACCTTCAGTAATTCGCCAGCCTTTGTTATGGACTGGCATCCTAGCGCCCCTATGGTATCACCTCTGGCAGTCTCCGGGTTGAAGCCCCACTGTTCTTCATCGTGATACCTGATAATCGGGTACGCATCAGCCTGATTGTAATGCTCCCTGATGCTCTTCTGTGCCCACAGAAGCGCCACCTTCATTACAATGGCTCCGTTCCCTTGTAACCTGGTGTTCAGGGCAGCGTGCTTACTTGCTGGCTGCAATTTCCTACCGTCAATAGCTGTGATCCAGCCTGTTTTCTCGAACTCGTGCTCAAGAGCGTTCTTAACCTCTAGTAACGCATTCGCCTCCTTCCAGTATTGATTAATAATGTCATCCGCAGCACGCTCTGAGATATTCAGGAGCTTAGATATGCGGCCCTTCTTTGCACCGTACAACAATGCGTACTTCAAAGTCTTAGCTTGGTCACGAGTAACACCGAATAACTCAGCATTCCTATCGTGCAACGTCCCGTCAGTTAACGCATCAGCGTACTCAGGATCAAGGTGCGCTATCTCGTGCGCTTCCATACAAGCTTCCAACGCAGAGGCATCCCAACCTACCTGCTTATGCCCTGGCTCAGGCCCGAGCAGACCACGCAGAACATCACCGTACTGAGATGTGATCCTCGGTACGTTCGCAACGTTCCTATGAGCGAATCTACCCGTGCGTGCACCCAGCGTATTACTCTCGTTAGTCTGGAGAGAGCTGTAATCACCACGAGAATGAATTGTTGGTACTCCTCTGGACTCCCAGCCACGTAGCACATTGATCCTAGAGTTCAGAGTTAGCCACTCTTGCAGCTCCGCAGAGTACGGTACGTTCTTAGCTATCCACGGGTCGATCTCTCCTTTATCGTCTTGATGCTTAGGTGATGTGTTCTCGTACCCTCCTTCTGCTGTTTTCTTTTTGTTCCAGTTCAACGGCTTCCAACCTTGCTCGATCCAAGACTCTTTCAAGTACTTCAAGTTATCGAAAGTGCAAGGCTCCTGCGTGTACAGTGGCTCTGTGTGCGGCAGTGGCAGTACAGCATTCGTAACAGGGTGCTTGAACACGTACCCGTTATCAGTCTCTTGGATGTCAGGGAAGTACCTCGTAGCATGAGCGCTAGGCGTGCCGTCTATCTTGAACTGATGCTTAGGTGGATGCTTGATCCTGCTCTTAGCAGCCGGTACTGGCTCTAACGTAGGGTACACTGCGTCCTGTATACTTTCTCGTGCGCCTTCGAGCGCAGCCAGGGCCTCCTTTAACTCTGAGTTCTTGTAATAAAAAGGCTGCTGGTTGTCCACACTTTGTCGAACTTTGTACTCCAAGTTATGCGCTGTTCTCCAAGCCTTCTTGTGCGAGCCTATACGGAACAAGCACTCCTTCAGCACTGCCTCTGTGACATCAACGTCACGCTTGCAGTACCAGATAAGCTCAGCGGTCACAACCCCGTCCCAGTTCTCGAAGTCGAAGTCGCCCTTCAAGATACCGAGATCCTCCCCCCAAGCCCTGAGTCCGTGCTTCTGGCGATCAGGGAACAGCATCCTTGACAGTACCAATGTGTCAAGCACACGATCAGGAGTGAAGAACCCCTGCATTGGCAGGTGCTTCTCAAGCGCTGGGCAATCGAATGACACTCCGTTATGAAAGACTAGCCGGTCATCCTTATGGCTTTCGAGGTACTCACGCATCTTAACTAAGCTAGTAGTACTGAAGTGCTCGCACCCCTGATCTACAGTCTTAGCCACGAACAGCAAAGGAAAGTCATCCTGAACTGAGTAAGTCTCGATGTCTATGCAGCAGTACATTCATCCTCTCCTGAGTCCCAGTCTATGTTCATGGTAGCAGCTTGCTCCTTGGATAGCAGCCTGCCTGTCTCTGTGTCGAACCTGAGTGTATCGCAGATCCCTGTTGAACCCCACGTTCTGTTCTTAAGAACCCTGAGCTTGGCGTAATCCTGAGCACCATCTTCAGCTTGCTGATCTCGCTCCAGACTAAGGACAGTCCATGATAACTGCTCAAGCGCAGCAGATCCACGCAAGTCCCCGAGAGTTACAGCATCACCGCTATTGAAGTCCCTGTCATTCGGGCGCTTCAGATGCACAACACTCAGTAAGCCTACACCAGTGCGAACCACTAACTCAGCGAGCTTAGTCATTATGAGGTCGATGCTTTTGCGCTCGTTCGAGTCATTCATACCGGACACGACAATGCTCAAGTGATCTAGCACTACGAAGTCAACGTCATGCGTGTGCACGTAGTACTCAATCGTGCTCATCAGGAAGTCAGGGGACACGCTCCCGAAGTGACTCCAGAAGAACATCTTATCAAAGATATTATCCTTCGTGCTTTGAACCTCAGACTCCGTGAGTAAGTTCCTGTTCTCTCTTAGTGAAGGCCAGGGTACGTTATGATCCAAGGCTATGTATGATAACTGAGCTACGCCCATGTTATCCTCTAAGCCTAGATGCAGCACACGCAGACCGTGATCCTTCACTAAGCTGTAACCTAGCTCCCGGCACAAGGTACTCTTACCTATACCTGAGCCTGCCGTCACAGTAACTAGCTCACCCTTCCTGAGCCCTCGTGTACGCCCCTGTAAGAGCGGATAAGGGACTTCGTACCCTTTAGGTGCCTCTTCCTTGAAGAACTCCTGTACGTTGAACTCAGAGCCTGCTACAACACCCTCTGGCTTGAACTCCTTAGCTGTCTTCAAAGCCTGCCACATAGCTAGCTCATCGCCTGCTACATGCATATCGGATGCGTCTTTGTAGTTCGTGAAGTCATGCACAACTTGCAAGCCCTTCACCTTACCTATGAGCATCTCTGATAGTTTAGCCCCTGCTGCCTGCCCAGCCTCGTCGTTATCCATGAACAGGATCACACCAGGGTACTTAGATAACTGCTGTATATCCTCAAGCACCTTGTCAACAGAGCCTGAGCCGTTAGGTAAAGAGATCACGCAGTGCGGCTTCCCCTTCTTGGACAGCGTGTCGTACACTGCCATAGCGTCTTCTTCACCTTCAGTTATGATGGCCTTCCGATCCATGTTAGTGCCTAGTAATTGTCTACCGAAGCAGCCATGCATCTCCCCTGCTACTGAGAACTTTTTAGGGAGTGTACGTATCTTGTACCCAGACACTGAGCCGAAACCACTGGCGTA